TTTTGTAAGTCGTTGTATTATAATCGCTTTGTAGTGTTATTTTCGATACAACGGTTTCTGTTAACGTGTTATACACATTACAAGAAGATATTCCTGATATTGCTCCCTTATAATCGTAAACTCTAGCAGAAAAAACTTGTTCGCTTGTTTCTGAATTAAAATAGATTGACGAAACTGATTCGATTTTACCGTAAAATGATGGAGTCTCTAAATTTCCTTGATATATAATACACGATTTTGGGTCAATACTTTCAACAGTAGTACCTGTTATGACTATATCTTGAATTCTTAGAGAAACATTTGGAGTAGAAACATAATCTTCTCCGTTATCATTTAAAGAAATCTTAGTTATAGCACCTATTCTATCTGTTTCTAAAGTATATTCGACTCCCGTGCCTAATATAGATGGAATTGTTAATATTGCATTTGATCCAGTAGAAGAATTGACATTAACAGTTGGTAAATTATTATTATTATATCCCATTCCTCCAACATTATATGGATTATTTGTATTATAATAATATTCAACTGAAGTTATTGCACCATTAGCACTAACTGACTTAATTCTTGCAAAAGCAAAACTTCCATCGCCACCTGAGATCGTTAAGGTATCTGTATTTGAATATTGTTGACCGCCATGTATTATTTCTATTGGAGCTAATATACCAATATCGTCAATATCTTGTCTATAACTTCCAATTGTGTTTGCTTTAAAAGAAGAATGAAATTGTAATGTTGGTGGTTGCTCGTATCCTCCGCCACCATTTCTAACTGTCACAGCAGTAATTGGATATGTTGTGTATGACAAAAACGAAAAACAATTTATTAATGCTATATTAGCATTTGCAAAAACCGGAAAATTATAATTGTTTGCACCAAGCGTAACAAATAAATTGTCCTCAATTGCATCATTTGTCAAATATGCAACATTCGCTGGGCGAGATTCATCAACTAATGATACAATACAAATAGCGTTTGTATCTATAGTTCCATCTGTTCGAATAATTTGAATATCTGAATTTGGATATGTTCTATACCCATAGCCGCTATTTGTAATTACAACGTTTTGTATTTGTCCTGTTGTTACTTCAGAAACAGTTGCAGTTGCCCCAATAGGATTTGATGTAATTAAACTAAACCCATCATAAATAACAACTGGATCGCCGACTTTATAGTATTTTCCTCTTCTATTTGGGTTTATTGTTACATTAGAAAGCGAACCAATAATTTTAGAAGATAGCGATGTAGCTCCAATAGGCGGTGTTGAAGAATATTCAATGCGTTCACCATTTAAAAAATAAACTTCTTTATTATTGTAATCTAATACTTTAATTGTTTCTGCAGAAGAGAATACTCGCTCAATATTACTTAAATAAATCTGAATAAATTTACCATTAATTTTACTTTTTTCTACAACACCAATCGATTTAGAAGTTTCGCCAAATATTTTAAAATTGTTTATATTTAAAAATGCAGGATCTAGAGATTTTATTTTAATAGATCTAGGTACAATCCATTTACCATCGCTTGGTTTTAGTATAAACTCGCTGGTTGGATACACTTCAACAGCAGTATTATATAATGCTCTAAATAAAAATTTAAATGAATCCGGAATACCTTTTGCTTTGTATAATTCTTTTACTATTTTTAAAAGTTTTATTTTATCCGCTGCAATTGTATCAATATCCGGAAAATATGGAAGAAAATCAGCTGCATAATATGCATAAAATTCTTGAAATCCGGAATCAATATCTAATTTATCTCCAAACCCATATATATCATAAGTGTCATCAAACCATTGATAATAAGCATCAAAAAATTCAATAAATCTTGAATATGCTGGATCGTCCTTAATAAACGCAGGGAATTTAGAATCGAAAATTGTAGAATATCTATTTGACATTAAACTTTAGGCTTTATATTAATAGTTATTGACGTATTGTCCATAATATCTAACGTTATTATCTTATCTTGTGTTGAAGATATTATCGTAGATTCCGGTGTAACTGTAATTGAGAATTGTCCTAATAGATTATTTATATTATATGGATTAAATTTTGTTAGAGAAACTACACCAGTAGAATAAACTATAGTTCCAACATCATCTAATAAAACAGTTTTTACGTTATTAATATAATAATACGCTCTTAATTTAATTATATTTCCGCTCAAAATAGGAATAATAGACGCGCCGGAACCTCCTCCTCCGCTAACAACAGCAACTGCTTGTGTATAATTTAATCCAGGGGTTGTTACAGTTACCGCAGTTATAGTTCCATTAGTAACTTCTGCTGTTGCAATAGCTCCCGTTCCATCGCCAAAAATTGTAACAGAAGGAATTGACGTATAACCTGAGCCACCGCTAATTATTTGCGCGGATTCAATTACATTAAATACTGCAGGAGATTCTTCTATTTTTACATTTTGTACAATATTTCCATTGGTATCAAGATAATCAAAATAATCGCTATCTAGAGAACCTTTAACTATAGAAGATTCAAATTTAAATGTGTGTGTATTGATTGTATTAAATATCGGCAAGAATCTTTTTTGTAGAGAAACAGTTGATTCGCATGTAACAATTGATGCATCAATATTTTTTATCGCAGTAATTAAATCTGGTAATATAAATACAGAATCAAATGTATTTAATGTTGTATTACAAAAATCTAAAATTGATAATTTTAATAGGCTAGATAATTGAACAGCGTCAAAGATGGATCTATTTCTATCAAAATAAATGGTAGAAGATAATTTTAGGAACGTATAATCGACATCAACAATTTCAGGAGTTATTGTAATAACGCTAAATGGTTTAATATATTCATTAAGTAATCTGTATTTTTGGGACGCAGTTAAACTATATCCACCATTAGGTTTAATACAAATAAACATTTTTCCGAATTGAGCAGGAGTCATATCTTCTCCTCCCCAAACATTAACTGCTTGGATAGGAATAATAGGATTATCTCGTTTTAATAATTCAAGATAATCTGATTTAGTTACAGCTCTATTTTGAGATGCGTATGCCTTTGGGCTCGAGAATTTAATTGATTGAATCGATTCTCTTTCTTGACCATTAGAAGCAACGTCAGTTACATCAATTTTATTTGACTCGCCGGCAACATTATCCATTAATATAAATTTATATGCACCATTAGGAGCTTCACCTTTAGTAGTCAAATATTCAACAGTAATAACGTTTCCAGTTGTTAATGATTTACCTAAAACCCCATCACCAAAATATATTTCAAAATTACCATTTAGCCCTTCTTGTAAAAAATAAACTTGCGAAGTATTATCTAAAGTTAAATAATTAGAAGCTGATTCAAATTTATTAAATATAGTTGACTGGCTATTATTATAAACTAAAACTGTTAATGTTGTAGTATCAACATCTGTATCTGGTATAGTAAATGTTGACGTCGGATTTTGTATCATATTAACGTCAAATGTATATCTTACTGGTTGTCCTTGATAAACCGGAATACTATAAAATTGAGCAACTCCATTACTTGTTGTAGTTGATATTGCATCTAGCGTTACAAATGGATAATTTGTATTATCTATTGCTTGGGAGTAAAATTTTGTATATTTTGGAATTACTACTTCAGTAGATGTAACGTTATTAAATTTAATGTTAATGGATGCTTTGGCAGCTCTTCTAGAAGAAGGAGTATAATTTAATAATTTTGCATGAGATACTGTAGAACTTCTTTTTACAGCTGTATCTAAAAACGATTCGTTGGCAACCATGTTTAGATAGTATGCATTATAGTGAGTATTATACGCCAATAAATCTAATACTGTAGATATAACTGAACTTTCGAAGTCATAATCAAGAAATTTATCCTGACCTCGTAAATAATCTTTAAAATTATTTTTAATTGCATCAAAATCTAATTCTGCAATATTAACTGATGAATTGGCACTAGCCATTATTTATCCCCTAAATCCTTTTAATATTATTTATCTTAGTCTAGATAAAATAAAATCTGCTGTAAATGGTTCGACTAAATTTTCTATATAAAATGTGATTGTTACTTGATAAACATTATAATCATACAATGCTTCAACATCAACTGATTGTAGAGTAACTCTTTTGTCGAAATTTCGTATAACATATTCTACTTCTTTTGATAATGCCGAAGTAGTAATTGGAGACATTGGTTCAAATAATAATTTTCTTAAATTTGACCCGTAATCCGGTTTAAATGGTTTTTCATAATAATTTGTTAGCAATAAATTTTTTAATGCTCTAGATACAGCAACTTCCCCTATAGATAACATTAAATCTTTTTTTGCTGGATGCGGTTGGAAAGTTAAATCCAAATCTACATATCCACTGAAATTTTTTATAGTATTAGTTGCCATATTAGTTTAAGTTTATTGATGAACCTTTAATATTAGTTGCTCCACCACTTGTTTGGTTTATAGTTCCAGCAACAGTTGTTGTCATATTTCCATTAATCGTCATAGTATAATTTCCATCAATAGTAGTATCACAATTTCCAATAATATAAACTTTATTACTCCCCTCAATAGTCAATGAACAATCTCCAGATATTGAAACTTTATCATTATTTAATATAACTGTATATTTATCCTTAACAATCTTCTCGACCTGTGAACCATCTGGATGGGTCTCAGAGAACGTTCCACTTCTATGATACATATGTATACGTTCAGCTCCAGGCGTATCGTCAAGCTCAAAATAATGTCCTGATTCAGTGCTTACAACTTGATTATATGGATAAGTCGTTTTATATGGAGAATTAGGTTCTGTCCAAGCAGTTGCGCCTTTCGGTCCTTTAGCTGCTTTTACTGAATCATTTTTAGTTTTAATAATAGTATTTTCGATACCTTCATTTCTAGATAATCGACTGGTTGTTGGTTCATGTAATCTATTTGGATAAGAATTAGCTGAGGGAGCTTCAGTAATTACTGCTCCGCCTGTTTTGCTATAATCAACCGATTTAACTTTTCTAGGAGCAGATTTTAATTGCTCTTCAGTTCGTGGATCGGTATATCCTTTTTCAGCATCAGAAGAATCTTCTGGAATACCATGAAACATACCCATAATAATTGGAAATTGTGTTCCATTACCATCCATAAAGAATCCCATCACAAAATCGCCTTCTTTTAATGTAGTGGGAGTCGAAGCAGAACCATTAATGGAAAATAGGGGTTGAGCCCATGGTAATGTATTGGTTGGAACTTTTCCTTTAGTTGATTCATGTAATCCTTGAATTCTAACTCTACATCTTCCAAGATTAAGGGGATCCATTCTATCCTCGACTACCCCAATCCACCAAACAAATCCATTATGTCCAATGAAATTTCCTCTTTTTGCGCTCATTATCTTACACCCTTCCAACCTGCATCAGAATTATCAAAATCTTTAAATTTATTTGGATATGAATCTTTACAAAGTTCCAATACTGTTAAAAATCTATTTTCTTGATTTAGTATATGCCTAACAGCAGTAACAAGATATCTACCCGAATAAAATGGATCAGATTTTTTCTCTTTGCTATTAGAATTATTATAACTTATCTCTGGTTTATTAAATTCAACAATTTTACCAACAGTCATTTCTACATCACCGGCAACAACAAGTTTTATTCTATTTGACCACATTAAAGCCATTTGGGCAGATCTAATAGAAGTTGTTTCTTCTGGTCTATGTTCATTAACCTGAATTTCTTTATCTTTAATATATTTATTTTCGCTTTGTCCAGTAGTTGAAACAACAAATTTAACTGCACCAGCTGTTTCACTTAACAAATCTCCCTTTCTATTTGCAGCCGAATCTGGTATGTTGCCTTTATCTAAAGATTGTACGTTTTTAATATATTTGGTATAATCATAATTACTTTCGCCGAATTTTAACCTTAATGGATCGATTGTTATTGTTTTACTTGCCATAGCTCCATTTTTTACTGCAGATACAGAATCAAAGGATCCAACTGATTCAAATGAAATAACATTAACAAATTCTTTTGTTAAATCTGCAGTTAAATCTTTTTTTAAATTTTTTTCTTCGTACTGATATTTTCTAAATATTGGCTGTTTATATAAATTTAATACTGATTTAAAATTAAATCCAGTTTTATCTTCATAAAATAGATAAAAAGCGCCAGCATTTTTATCTTGATCAGCTTGAGCAAAAGTTGTTAACCAATTAATTGCCTGTAATGGTTTTAAATTTGGAACTACCAAACTTCGCATTCCAGTAGTTTGGTCATAATTTGTAAAAAGTTTATCATCAACATGTAAATCATTTTTCATTATATCTTTTACAATATCAAGAATCTTTGTATTTGAATATGATTTTGATATTTTATATTGTTCGTTTAACATAGCTTCTTCTGAACAAAAATGCAAAACAAAATTTTCATTAGATGTTTTTGTTTGAGTTCTTCCGCTAACTTTATAGATTCTTAATGTTTTTGTTAATGGTTTGTCTAATCCAGGTTTATCTACTGATAAAAGTAATACTTCTTGCCCTTGAAATTGAAACATTTGTATAATACCAATAGAATCATTAATTACTAACCCGCCATTAACGAAATTTGAAAAAATATCTTCAAAATAATTAAGTTCTACAACAATATTTCTTATATCTACAGGCGATCCACTACTACCAACAATTTTGCACGTTTTTATGGATACATCTTGCGAATAAAATAAACCATCAGCCATAATATGTTTCCATTAATATTTTTAATTCTTGTTCTAATTGAGGTACATATTCTTCTCTAATTAATTTTATTTCTCGTTTAGATTCATTTAATTCTTGTTCATATTGGTATATTGAAATTCGTTCTTTACTTGTTGTTTCAGTAATATTACCTGATTCTGTTACTTCTAAAGCATAATTAAATACGTCATCGTCATACCCACCATTATATGATTTTTTATCAATAAATATTGTATTTTCAGTTGTCGCATTAGTATTACTATCAAATACAGATGTAGTAGCTCTATACCCGTAAGTTGTTACTGCTGCATATTCTGCTCCATTACTATACGTTTTCCAGTAATTTGCATCAGAAAATGTGATATTATTATTTGCGTTATCTAGGTTATCTTGCGTACAGATATAAATCGTATTATTATGCCTTACAACGTCATTTTTATTATAATCAGTATTATCTTGCCATTCATCTTTCCAATAAACCCCATCAAGAATTCTAGTCCAATAATTTTTATTTAAGTCATCAAGAAATACTGTTGGAGTATGAGTTTTATTGCAAATAAACGCAGTATTACTAACAATTACAGTATTTGCGGCAAAATATTGATTTGTATTCCATTGCCCTCTCCAAGTAGAATTCGCCCATTGATTTACGCTATTTGCTTCGTTTTTATATTTGTCATTTAAATATCGGTCAAAAACTTGGTAGTCTAAAGCAAAATCAAAAAATGGGTTAATTGTATCGTTAGCCAACATAACAATCCAATGCCTTTCTGGATCCCCATAATATTTTGCTGCAATTATTTCTGGAGTATCGCCTTCTTGTAATGCATATGGATAATAAATTGATAATCTATCTGAATATTTTTGTCTAATTGCAGCTCTTGCTGTCAAATCCGTAATTAATCTATTGTTAATAATTGTTTTAGGGTAAGTTGAAAAGAATGTAGACATATATTAATACCCTTGTTCTATTTTATCGCGAGTCATAATTTCAGTTTCTTTAAATTGAAGAGTTAACCTAGTTTTAACTGGCATACCATCTTCAAAAGAAACCCAACCAACTTCTGGAGCATAGTCAACCATAATTGTTTCTAGAACGCAAGGAGCAAAGGAATGTAAATTTGAATTTTTCTTTTCTTTATGCATATATTCAATTTGAAATACTGCAGGAACATCAAAATATCTACCACCTTTTCCATGCATATTTGGAGCAGCATGATATCGAAATAACTTAATTATATCTCTGATTGTTTTAGATTCAGCTGCACTTTTTGGCGTAAACGTAAAATCGAATTGAAACCTTCTAAAATCCATTTGCGTAAATGCAACTTCAAATTGAGGGTTTATAGCATATCCTTCTTGGGTTAACCAATGCCTCGCAACATCCCCGCCATTGTTTACTATTCCTGCTTTTTGTAAAGCTCCTCCAAGAGCTTCTGTAATTATCGGAGGAGATTTGGCATCTTGCATAGTTCGTAATGCATTTTGACTCCAACTTCCTTTAGTGCTACCATCTCCAATTGAATCCATTAAAGACTCAGCGCTTGCTTTAATGTCTGCTCCTTCATTAACTCCTTCATTAAGCGCTCCAGCTGCCCCTAATGCCTTTGTCATGTTTAAATCACCATAACCGGCATGTTGGCTCATAGATATGGTATCGGGCATATATAGATTAATATATCCAGATGGTTTCATTGCCGATGGAGTAAATTTTGGACCTTTATTTTCAAATGCTGCAGCTAAACTATTCGCAGTTCCAGTAACTGATTTTAATGGATTGTTTATAAAATCTTTTATCCCATTAAATGCGTCCGATGCAGCTTTTCCTGGATCATTTAAAAAACTAGAAACTCCAGGAATAGAAGTAGCAGCATTTGATAAAACTGATAATCCGGCCACGCCACTAGCAAATCCACTGATAGATCCGGTTGCAATAGAACCAGATATAATACTTTTTGCTCCAGCTACAACCCCAACAACAGATGCTACTGAACCAACAACTTGATTTGCAGTAGATAAAGCTTTATTTGCTACAGCAGCAGCAGTTTGTATTGCTTTTGTTGCATCTCCTACAGCAGTTGTTGCTGCAGATGCTGTAGAAGCAACTTTATTCATTGCCGTTTGTGCATCAGCTATAGCAGACGCAGGACTAGATGCAGAAATTGCTGACGATTTAGCTGCTCCTGAATCTTTATATGTTGATTTAGTCGGAACTAATACTGAAAATGTTATAAAATGCCCTTTCCTAGAACTACCTAGATCATGAGGGTACGTTAATACAGGCATATCATTTGCATTAGCATATAATTTTCGTAAAGGAGAATTTGGATCTATTGCCATAATTTTATTCTTTTTGTTGGTTTAACTAAATACTATTTATATTAATAATTTATAAATATTTATCATGGCTAGAAACTATAAGCAAGGGATATATACTCCAAAAAATCCAAGTAAATATAAAGGTAATGCAAGTAATATTGTGTATAGATCAAGTTGGGAATTACGAGTATTTAAATGGATGGATGATAATCCATCAGTATTGGAATGGGCATCTGAAGAATGCGTTATTCCATATAAATCTCCAGTTGATAATAGATTACATAGATATTTTCCTGATATTTGGGCTAAAGTAAAAGGAATAGACGGAAGAACTAAAACATATTTGCTTGAAATAAAACCGGAATATCAGGCAACAGAACCAAAAGTTAAGAAAAAAATTACTAAGCAGTATATAACAGAAGTTTGTACTTACGCAATAAATCAAGCTAAATGGAAAGCAGCAAGAGAATATTGTATGGATAGAAAATGGGAATTTAAAGTTCTTACAGAAAAGGATTTAGGGTTATAAATGGGTAATAAAAATGATAAAATTGCTAATTTTTTTAAAGGAATACCTGGACCTCCGGAACCGCTAGATCAAAAATTTCATTTTAAATTTACAATACACAATGCAACTGAAGCTGTTCAATGGTTCAAAGAAAAAATACGGCTATTAAAAAACCCAACAGCAGAAACTAAAGAAGAAATTAAAAAAGAACAAATAGAATTAACGAAAATAAAAGAAAATGAAGCTGATAAGTTTGAAGTTGGAAAAATGTATCTTTTTCATTACGACCCAAAAGGAAGAGCAACTTTACCATATTATGATACGTTTCCATTAATTTTATTAACAGGAATACACAGAGGTGGATTTACTGGATTAAATTTACATTATTTACCTCCAGAACCAAGATTAATTTTGTTAAGTAATTTAGCACAAAAATATGTATTTAAAGATGGAAAGTTGGATAGATTAAATATAAAATATGAAAATTTAAAAGGCGTTCAGGAATTTGCTTTTTTTGAACCATGTTTTAAACAATATTTAAAATCAAATGTTAGATCCGGAATAAAATTAATTCCCCCAGAAGATTGGGCATATGCTGCTGCTTTACCAATAGAAGCATTCGTCAAAAAACCAAAACAACAAGTGTGGAAAGAATCGATGGCTACACAAGATATGACTCTATAATAAGGAAAAATACTAATGGCAGAAGGAGATTCATTTTTTCAACCTGTAAAAGATTCATTTGCAGGATTCAGTACATTAATAAATGGGGTTAGCCCAGCTGCAATAAAAGGGCATCCATTTAAATTCGGAATAGATGTCTTACGCAAGTGGGATTTAGGAAGAACAGCATATTTTTTGGTAGGAATACCAGCAGAACAAAAACATATTTTTAGAACAGGAGGAGTAGCTTTTTCAGAAAATCATGAAGCTGCATATTTTTGTCATTCTGCAGAGATGCCTGGAGAATCTACTGCTACTGTAAATCAAAAAATATATGGTGTTACAGAAAAATTTGCAGTAATGACAGGATATAATGATATAACGCTTAGTTTTTTTACATTAGGTTCCGGAGAAGAGGTAATTAGAAAGCTATTTTTAACTTGGCTTGCGGACATGACAGGAAGAAGCGAAGCATTAATGTTTGTTGGTAAAGCGCCAAAAGAAACAACATATAACGTTAAGTATAAAAGCGAATATGTTCGAGATATAACAATAACACATTATGCTATTACAGGAGAACCATTAACGGAAGTAACGTTATATGATGCATTTCCAATAGCAATAAATCAAGTTCCATTAAATTGGGCAGCACAAAATCAAGTTCAATCGTTAAATGTAACTTTTGCCTATACTGAATATACATACAAATTTTTAAATGTTCAAGGAACTGGAAAATATTCTGCAGGAGGATTATCTGAATTATTAGGTACAGCGATTCAAACTGCATCCACAATAAATACCATAAAAGGAGCATTTAAAAGCGGAAACCCTTTAGCTGCAACATCAACATTATCGAATTTTAATTTATCATCTAGAAAATAGGGTTATAGAATATGAGTGTATTACCAAAAATTGACGTACCAACATATACAGTTAAATTACCAATATCTGAAGTATCAGTAAAATATAGACCATATAATGTAAAAGAACAAAAAATTTTAACTATGGCTAAAGAATCCGGCGATAACGATTCATTAGTTGATGCTATATTACAAGTATCAATAAATTGTGTTATAGGTACAACTGATATTTCTCAATTACCATTAGCTGACGTTGAATTCTTATTTTATCAATTAAGAGCAAGATCTGAATCTGAAATTGTTGAATTGCGTTATAAATGTGAAAACAAAATAGAAGGCGATAAAAAATGTAATAATATTATGGAATATGACTTAAATCTTTTAACTGAGATAGAAGTAGCCAAAACTGAAAATTTATCTCCGCTTATTGAAATAACAGATAAAATTGGAGTAAAATTATATTATGAACGATTTGAAAAAAGTGCAATTCAAGCAGGAACTGTTCCAACCCCACAACAAATATTAGAAATTATTGCTAAAAATATTGAATTTATTTATGATGAAAATTCAGCATATAGCGCAAAAGATATTCCATTACAAAATATAGTTGATTGGGTAGGCGAATTACCTCCGGAAAAATATATTAAAATAGAAGAATTTTTCGCTAATAAACCTAAATTAATTAAAAAATTAGATATTAAATGTAATAAATGCGGTTTTGATCATAAAATAGAGGTTAGAGATATTTTTGATTTTTTTATCTAATTCTTGGTAATGTTAATCTTTCATCTTACTATAAAACAAATTTCAATTTAATGCAATTTCACGGTTATAGATTAAATGAGTTGGAAGAAATGATCCCTTGGGAAAGGGAAATTTATATAGCGTTGTTAGTTCAACACTTAAAAGATAAAGAAGAAAAACGTAAACAAAACGAAGCTAAAAGGAATATGTAGATGGCAGGGGATAACGAATCAACAATATCAAAGCTTTGGAGAAAATATAATGAAACTAACTTTAGCGATCAAAAAGGTATGCAAAGCGGCTATGGAAATAGCGTTTTACCGGATAACTCTAAAGATAGTTTTAATTATGATCCAAGAGCGCCACAAGAAAATAATTCTGACTCAATAAAAAAATTGAGAGATTTTGTTAATCCAATTATTGCTCCAAAAATTGAAAATGCTACAAAAAATCTACCATATTCTGACTACGATCCAAAAGGAGAATTAACACAGTCACCTGTTCTTGTTTTACCTAAAATTAATCAAAATACTACATCGACAGACAACCAACAGCAAAATACTACAGAAACTGGTAATCAACCGCAATCTAATGATTCACCAAAAAATTCGCAAGAAAACAGTTCCCCAGAGACAACGTCACCTAAAACTGATACGCAAGAAAATACCCCAACAACTGATAATAAGGAAGAATCTAAATCTCCAGTAAGCGATTTTATAAGCACCATTGTTGGTGGAATTGCAGGAGCTTTTGTTGGTGGAGTAAGTAATCCATTTAGCGGATCTTCAGATTCTAATGTCGGGTCGCTATCTTCAGGAGGTTCTTCGATTAGTTCAGCATTAAATTCAACTCCATCTGGAGGAGATTCTGGAATAGTTGGCGAAAGTCAATTTGGCGGAGACGATGTTGGAGGAAAATCTGCAGTAGAAATATTATCAAAAATCTATAAAGTATTAACGCAAACAAATACAACAATAAATCAAATTGCTAAAGATACAGCAGCATTAGCAAAAAATCAAACACAAAAGGATATTTCATCTGATTTATCATATACAAACGCAAAAGCTAGACAAAATGAGCAAGTAATAAATTCTTCTTCTCCAACGTATAGTAATATAGATAATAGCGCAAAAACAGAAAAAGATGATAAAGAAGATTCATCAATATTAGGTAGCATAGCAGATTGGTTTACTGGCGGAAAAAAGAAAAAGGGAACACCTAATTCTGCAGTAAAGAATATGGCTGAAGATGCATCAGAAAAAGGTGGATTAAAAGATGCTTTTACTGGACCAAAAGCTAAAAAAATAGCTGGAGGCGCAGCAGCTTTAGCAGTTGGCGGAACTGCAGGAGCAATGTTAGGCGAAAATTACGAAGAAGATAATCCATCTGTATTTGGCGGGAATATACCGCAAAATAATAATACTACTCCAGAACCAAAAGTTGGAACTAATGTTGGTGATGTTGCAGCTTCGCAACCAGAATTTAATGCTACTAAAAAAGAAATGGCTCCAATGTATAAAGACAACTATACTACCACCATTTCAAATACTAAAATGTCTTCTAAAAATGATGAACAGCCTGTTGTTGAATCATCAACCAATACAACAACAAGTAGTAGTCAATCTAAACCAGAAGGAATAAAGGTTTCTGGAAACAAACCATATGTTTTACAGGACGATGGAGAAGGCGGAAAAACTAAAATGGATATAGAAACAGGAGAAATAACAATTGCTTCTCCTGATGATATTAAAAGCGCCGAATTACAACAACAACAAGATGCAATTTTTAAAGATAAAACCCTTACTGTTGATGAAGCAAATGCAAAAAGTAGCGAATTAGGAAGACAACAACAAGATATAGAATGGAATAGAATAAACAAAGAAAACCCAACTCCAGGAATTGAAACTGTAGAAAATGTTTCAACTACAAAAGAATTTAAAGAAAAATATGGAGATTCTTCTGCTACTAAAGATCCATTAGGTTATACATTAACTGATGATCATGAGGGAGGAAAAAATAAAATTGATATACAAACAAGAAAAAAAACCAAAGCATCTCAAGAAGAAATAAATCAATTTTATGGCGGTGGTCCAGTTTTATCTGATGAAGAATTAAAACAAAAATATAAAGACGATCCAAATTTTAAAGCAGAGGATCTAAGAAAATCAGCGTCTCCAGTAACTCCATATAATTATCAATCACAAATAACTGGATCTCAAAGTTCAGGTTTAAGCGATTTAGAAAAAGAAAAACAATCTAAATTAGAAGCAATTGCAGCAAGAAGAGGAAAAGAAGGAGAAGATGACGCTGCTCTCGATACAGAGGGAGAAAAAGTTTTAGATGAATTTCATGCTAAAAAACAAGCAGCAACTGCAAGCCCAATACCTAATTCAAACTCTGATGGTATGGAACAATGGGAACGCGATGAAGTTGATGCATATAAAAATGAAGTTGCTAATTCTGGAATGTATAAAAAAGTAACTCCATCAACATTTGGTAAAGCAACTGAAGCTGGAAACGCAATGGTTGATGAAGTTGGAGGCATCGATAAACGAGAAAAAGAATTAAAAGCCGAACTAGAACAGCAATCTATGCATAGTGCATATTCCGATAAAGAATCTATGGATAAAGATTTAAATCACTTGAACGAAATATATGCAGAAAGAGATAAACTAACTGAGAGAAGAAATGAGATAACAGCTACTGATGAATATAGAAACGCATCTCACGCAAGAAAAGAAGGGAACCAACAACCAACTCAACAAGCTCCTTCCCCAACAAAAGCTCCGCCATCCACGCCATCGACTACAGCTGGAACAGGAAAAAATATACCTAATGTTAGAAATAATGATCCAACAATTAGGATGATGGAACAAGGAAATATGTGGAGCACCCACGTTAGTTGATTACTGATATAAAAGGAACATTTAAATGACGGATAATGCAACTCCAGTAAATGAAAAAGATGAAAATAAATCTTCTTCGCCGAAAAAAGAAAAAGAATCTTCTACAATAGCAGATTTAATAAGCACTATTGTTGGCGGAGCTGCAGGAGCTTTTGTTGGCGGAGTAAGTAATCCATTTAGCGGATCCAGTTCTAGCGCTGAATCAATATCTTCAGGAGGTTCTTCGATTAGTTCAGCATTAAATTCAACTCCATCTGGAGGTAATTCAGGAACAACAGGAGAAAGTCAATTTGGCGGAGACGATGCTGCAGAAAAATCAACAATTGAAGTATTATCAAAGATTTATAAAGTATTATCAGAAACTAATTCAACTACAAATCAAATACACAAAGACGTAACAACGTTATCAAAAAATCAAACACAACAGGACATTTCATCTGATTTATCAGCTATAAATGCAAGAGCTAGGCAAAATGAAAGAGTAGGAACTTCTTCCCCAGTTTATACAGCTAATGGCAAAAAAGCAGAAAAAGATGATAAAGAAGATTCGTCAATATTGGGTAGCATAGCAGATTGGTTTACTGGCGGAAAAAACAAAATACCGAAAACTGGTCCATCAGCAGCAGATAAGATTAAGAAAAAAGGTATTTTAGATTCAGCAAAAGATTCTTTCTCCGGATGGGGTAAAAAAGAAGCAGAAAAAGGAACAGCTAAAAAAATAGAAAAATCCGGAGAAAAAGGCATTTTAGATAAATTAAAAGATGCTTTTGGTGGACCAAATGTTAAAAAAAATATAGGTAAAGCCATAGTTGGTGGGGCTGCAGCTTTAGGTGTTGAAGAAGAATTACGCGCACAAGGAATAACTGATCCATATGCTATTGAAGCATTTAAAGGAAAAGCTATGTCTGAATCAGGCGGAAAAGGTGGAAGCGAGGGAGATTGGACTCACACAGATAATTCAAAAATTAGGCATAAATTTCCACAATTAAGAAATAAAAGCGATCAAGAATTAAATGACCTTAAATCTAGAGGAAATGAAACATTTTTAGATGAAGCATATAAATCTGGAGGAGGATACAAATACAGAGGAAGAGGATTAATTCAGCTCACAGGAAAAAGTAATTACGCAGCTGCGGATAAAGAATTGGGTTTAAATGGAGAATTAGTTAATAATCCAGATATATTATTAACGGATAAAGAGTTGGATAAAAAAGTATCTGTATGGTATTATAAACGAGGGCTTGGAAAAAAGAAAGATTTTACTTCACAAGAAGAAGCTAATAAAAATATAATTGAAATAGTAGGGGGAAAAAACTACTCTCCTGAAACAAATTTAGGTAGAGAAGAATTAAATAGATTAAATAAAATACAAGAATCCGGAAAAACTAAACAAATTAGTAAAAACGAATTCCCAGCCAATAATACAGAAAAAACTAATGTTGCTAGTTCTGAACCTACAAATAATCCATCAGGTTATATTAATACATCATATAACCCAGACAACGAAACTGCATCGCCATTTATTCCTGCATCATATAATCCAAACGCTGAACCGCCAACTACCTTTGGCGGAACGCAATTTGCAAGTAATCAAACAAAACAACAAGAACCTGTTCCTACTCCAAATGCAGCAGATAATTCAAAATACGATTATTACACAGATTCTACTGGAAAAAAATTAAAAGAGAATTTGCAAACAGGCGAAGAAACTGCTGTAGACAATGAATCAGGTAAACTTGATGCTCCTAAATTTATGATTAGAGAATCTAAACTCGCAGGCGATAAAACGGTAAACTGGAAAGTAGATCTAGAAAGCGGAGAAGAAACTTTAGCAACTGATGCAGATTTACAACAAGATAAACAACAAAAAGAATTAGAAAAACAATATACAGAAAAACAACAATCAAGTTCAGCCGCAACTACTAAAACCGATACAGGAGATGGGTTGCGTTACGATATTGTAACTCCTGGAGAAGATTCAAAAGTTACAACTAATAAGGCAAGCAGCTCAAAATCTCCAAAAGGAACGTTTAATCAAAGTGAAACAACCACTGTTACAACTACAGGAGGTGGATCTACTTTGCATGTTCAAGAGCAATCTGAAGAAGAAAAAGCTAAATTAGCAAAAGAAGAAGCGCATGAAAAAGAACTTGAGAAAAAATACGAAGGAGTATATAAAACTGATTCATATAAAGATCAAGTCAACCCTACTGCATCTCCTCTTTCTAAAAAAGAACGCGATATGTTAAACGAAGCTGATAGTCTTGATGCTCAAAGTAATAAACTTAAAGCTGAACGTGATGCTGAACCCAGTTATAAAGATTATGACGATGATAAGGAATCTGCGGATAAAGATTTAAATAGATTAAGCGAAAATTACGCTAAACAACAAGCAATAGATGAAAAAAGAAATGCTATAATTGGAACTCAAGAATACCAAGAAGCCAGAAAAAAACAAAAAAGTCAAGGACAATCAACTCCAAGGCAACGAGAAGCTGCAGCTCCCCCTAAAAGTAAAGGCGGAGGAGGAAATCGCGCACCAAGAGGAAATGATGATCCAACCTTAAAACTGATGGAAGAAGGGGCAAATATAAATCATAATGGTGAATTAACTGCATAAAAAAAGGGAGCCGAAGCTCCCTTTTTCATTTAGTCATCATCACCGACTAATTTACTGAAATAACTCATATCATCATCTTCTTCATCATCAATTACTGCTTTAGCAAATGAAGCAGTAGTTTTCTTTTCAACTACACTTTGAACAAACACTTCATCTTCAACCTCATCAAGAGATTTTGCTGTATAATCTTCAGCAGTTTTATATTTTGATTGATTAGTTTGACCTAAAACTCTTTTTAATCTAGCATCTAAATCTGCATAAGATTTAAAGTTTTTAGGTTCTAATAATTCTTGTAAAGAATATTGTGATTTCCAAAGTTTTTCTAATTTATCATCGTCGTCAAACAACGGACCTGCGCTATCAAATTCAGCTAAATCATAATTTTGATAACCATCAACTTTACGAATTTTTAATTTGAAGTTTGCACCAGACCAGAAATCAAATGGATCGATTGGTTTATCATCTTCGAACTGAGGATTCATAGCTTGAGTAATTTTTTCAAAAATTTTCTTACCATAAACATATTTAAATACTTTTCCTTCATGTTCAGGATGTTTTGTATCTTTAACAATATAAATGTTAGAGACATAATGCAATCGACGTTTTTGCTTACGTGCTTGCTCTTTGTTAGCCTCAATTCCTGATTCCCATAGTTCGCTATTATATTTTCCTAACGGATCGTCAAGACCGATTGACGTTAAAGATTTCTCGATATACCAACCACCTGGACCTTGAAAGCCATGATCATAGTATTTTGCCCATGGAAGACCATCTGATTCCGCATCTTTTGGAGATGTTGGAAGAAAGCGAATGACCGCATAACCATTACCGGATTTGTCTAACTCACATTTCCAGTATTCATCTGCATCGCTATTTTGATTTCCGCCAGCCATTTGCTCAACAGCTTTAGCCATTTTTTCTAAGTTTGAGCCTGATGATTTTTTTAATTTAGAAAAGTCCATATATAAACACCTTATTAACAATTAATTTAAACAATGTATTAACAACTTAACACAACTTATTTCACTCGGTAAATTCTTTAACTGTATTAATAAACGTCTTTTTGAATTTACTTTTATCATACTCTAAAAACGACCTATATTTAAACAATTTAAGTTTAACTTTTGGCCAAACGAATTCATCTTTAATATTTACTTCCCATTTAGGTAGAAAATGTAAAAACTCATTCATAATTAATATAGTTTCCGGAGAAACTTCATTTCGTAATAACTTCGTTAACAATAACGGAAGGTCATCACTATTTGATTTGAATAACAATTTATGATTTTCTTCACCAAAAATTGATATTAACTCGCCTTCAAATACATAAGATAATGATTGACATTTCGTATTAAACCTTACGAAATTTTCATATGCTTCCTGCGATAACAAGTCTTGAACCCATACGTTTTCGTTTTGCAAAAAATTAGCGATAAAGAATTTTTTAAGATCCTCATCGCTAAATTTCTTTGCAAGTTTTTCATACACATATTTATGTGAATTTTTATCAAACTGCGCAGGAGTATATTTTACTTTTCCTTTATACTTATTGAAATCATAATCTGTTGTAAAATGTAGTTTTAAGGCTCGATATAAGCAACAAGCTGTATATCCTGACATTTTGTTTCACCTACTCAATAATTATACTATACTACTTTTAAAAAGTCAAGCGCGGAGATGAATTTTTTATCAACCTCAGCCCAATAGCTTCTTCTTCCATTTTAGATTTAAGAGCTGGAGATATCAGCGATATAATCGAATCAACTTCCAATTCCTTTTCCGAGCAGTACGATACAATTGCATCTAGATACTCTAGTTTACTCGATTTTACTTTATCAAAAATAATATTCGAGAATTTATGCATTTCTTCAAAGTTTTCCATTAAGCAATCTTCTTTGTATAAAAGTTAGTTTTACCTAGTTTTGACACTAGCTTGTAATTACCCTTTCCAAACCCTCGTCTGCAGTTAATACTTCTGAAGAATAATACATTTGAACCAAAGTCTGGAAGAGAAACCTTGTTGTTTAGAATATCATTAGATAGCTCTAAACTATTTTTCCACTCAGTACTACCCCATTT